CTCTGCATGATTATGATAATGGGAGTTTCTCTACTGTTTACGCGACTCCTGATTGTTGTTTCAAACCGCTGATTTACCTTTTCTCTCAAAGTTTCAGACAGTGCATCTTCTGGTTTTATCGGGTCATCTATAATAATTGCACCCGCAAACTCGGAATCATAGAAGGGTATAAAGAGGTCTATTTCTTCTTTTTCCTTGTCTTCAACTTCCTTTTCGGGAGCGACAATCCCAGCACCGAACCCAGTAACCTGACCGCCTGTTGAGACTGCATAAAATCCACCTCCCTGAGCCGTGTACCACTTTTTGTTATTGCGACTTGTAGTCCTAGCATCGAATAACTGTCTGTAATAATCTGACTCTATCGTTTCTCGAATCTCTCTTGAATTGTCTAATACAAGGTCATCGGAGTACGATAGGTGGATAAACTTCGACTTAGGGTTTATTGCAAATCCCTCAGTTACGAAGTTCTTAACTACTATCTCAGTTTTCGAGTACCGTGGAGCAATATTGAAAATGACTTTTTTTAATTCATCGCTAAGAACTCTATCCAGCGTTTCGCATATGATTTTATGGTGATCTCCGATTATAAACTTTTCGCCCGTTTTCTCCTTAAAAGAGAATCTAGTGTAATTGAGTGTACTTTCTAAAGCCCATGTCTTCTTTATGTCTATATCACGAATATCAGTATTCATTATTCATGCTTTTGTAAAGCTCTTTTATCTCATCTTTGCTCAATACCCTTGCAGTCGGGAGGTCTTTCCCGTTTGTAGTCAAATCGACATTTTCTCCGTAGCCCTCTTTTCTTCCTAGCGTTGACATAAAGTATCGGAGCATGCTTGGGTCGGGTCGTTCTTTCCAGCCAATAAACTTACCTGTTTCATCTCTATCAGGAACACCTAAAGCAACAATTCGCCCCATTGTGACACATTCGTCTAGGAGTGCACCTTTGAAGTCGTCAATTGTACTCTTGAACAATTCGTCTTCTTTCGCCCAGTCATAAACCGCCTGCCTTGACACGCTAAAAGCCTTTGCAATGGAGGTTATATTTCCATTGCAGGCTTGTGATACTTCTTTGAACTTTTTTAATGTTGGTTTTTTCATGCGCGCGTGCGAGAACTGTCAAGTTTGTCAATTATCAATCAATATCGTTTGTGAAAATCAAAGTTGGCGTATTTTCGATACACTCACGAATAGATACCCTGAAAGGCTCGTTATCGTGGTCATTGTCTTCCCAAATGTTTATGAATTTATCATCCCATTGATCTTCGGGTATTTCTTCTACTTTATCAATCTGCATCTGACAGATAGTTTCAAAAAAACATTCTTTCGCTTGCTCTTCTGTTTCTCCAGAGAAAGCATAGCAATGATCTTCGCAATAAAATTTGAAAACTTTCATAATCGCTCTTTTTATTCTACCTTTTCTATCATATTTTCAAACAATTCTCCCTTTATTACCTTATCTCCAGGTTGAAACCCAAAACGAAGCATAAACGATTCTTTAGCCTCAGCTGTATCGAAGTTAATCATAACGTAAGACTCCATGTCTTTAGCTGCACTTTCCGAAGCCTCTTTGACTTGTTTCTTTACGTCCTTTACGTGTCGCTTGTCAATCTCCTTTTGAATTTGAACCGGAGCAAGCATTTCATTGAACTGATTTGCTATGCTAACCTCTGTTTCCGTCTGCATGGTAAAGTCAATTCCAATCAAACTCAAATCTTCGTCTGATAATCCGGCATTCTTGTAGTCAATGTCTGGAATCAACTCACGGAGCTTGTCAAAATCAAAAGTACCTGAAACGTTCACGTTGTTGAAAAAAATGTTCAACTCTTTTTCTGTCTTCAAGTCAACTGAAATGAGTTCCACTTTCAATAGATAATCAACCTCTGGATAGTTATTCAACTCGTCCAGTATATAAAGCTTTTGGTGTCCTGAAACGAGCGTGTTGTTTGTCATTTGATTGACAACCATTCCACCAACAACCCCATATTGTTTAATCGACTTCTTTAGAAGCTTTTTCGCCTCATTTGAAATCTTACGTGGATTATAACTTGCAGGGTGAATCTTTGAACGGAGTATTTCAACCGTTTCGCTTTTGAAATATTTATTTAGCTCTTCCATAATCAATTTTTCTTTATCGGAACGTTACACAAAACCTCCGCAGTACAAGTACCGCCCAAATAGTCAAACGTAATTGCTGCAATCGCTCGACCCTGAACTGTTTTCAATCCGTCGTAATTCAGCTCTCTTTTTTCGAGAACCTCAATTGCTTTCTTGTATCCTTCTTTCACTCCGAAATTCACCGTTCGATTAATCGGCTTTTCTGATAGTCGCTGCTGAATCCGTTCTTTTACCTCTTGAACCTCGCTTTCGGTCGGAGGCGGTGACTGGGTACCTAAATTCTGTTGAATCAGGTTTAAATCTTGTTTGTTCATGATTCTTCCACATAAAGGGTTGAACAAATAATCTGAGGATCCTCACCGATATAATTCAAGTGATAATCCATGAGAGTTGGCATTTTCATTTCGTCAATGCACTGAATCTTTGTTGACTCAATCTCTTCCATTGTGGCCTCACGAATCAAATCAATGTCGTAAGTTTCGTAATCATGCTCCAACAAAAGGCAGTCAACGGCACTTTCTTCACTTTGTGCTATAATCCAGAACTTCTCTCCGTCAACTTCGACAATGTAAATCTTCCACTTTCCGTCATTCTTTCTCTCTTCGAAAGGAGTATCAACCGAAAGGAAAATAGGTGGTTGTGTTTGTCCACTGACAATACCTATCCAAATACGTTTTGTTTCGACAATCTTTTGAATTTCTTCGTCAGTGAGTTGCCAACACGAAATGCATTCAGTTCCGTTGCTGAATACTGGAAGAGAACTACACTCTTCGTCTGTCATACTTTCCGGTTTGCCCAGAACTTTGTTTTGCTCTTTAAATTCAATCGGTTTCATAAATCACACTTTTTTAATTATTTATTATCATAGTCCCATAGAATCTTACGGCTCATTGGAAACGCCTTTAAAATCTTTTCCAAATCCCCCGGATAGTTCTTTCTCAAATACAGAAAACAATCCAGGTTAAACCCGACACCACCCGAAGCGTTCTTTCCGTATCGAACCGGTTCAGGAAGTTTATTTTGTCGCATGTAAGCCAAAACGTCTTTGTTAGTCCAATCGTCCAAAGGATAAACCTTGCCTAAATTCTGACTATTTTCGTATGTCATTAGCATTAACCGCCTATTGAGCGAATCAGCTTTTTTCATGCCGTAAAACGAATACTGAATGCCAGTTTTCAATCTAATTGCATTGTCAATGTCAGCCACTTTTAAAAGCTTTACGTTCGGGTTTGGAACACAAAAAGTACCGGTTCTGAGTATGTACGTCAAATTCCAGTGAGGTACTTTGAGAATTTTTATTTTCGGGTATTTTGTTTGCGCCCATTTCAAGTAATTCTCGATGTGGTCTAACCCGTCAACAAAGTACATTAGTACGCATGTAATCTCTTCGAAGTTAGGATACATTAAGTCAAGCAGAGCGATAGAGTCTTTCCCACAGGAAAAAAACAGCAAAGCCCGAGTAGTTTTTGCACTAATCGAGCCTATAATCTGCTTTGCGTTTTCTATCGAACCCACTTGACTTAATCCTTTAACCGGCACTCATACCGAACGACCTACGAAGATCGCGGTAACGAGTGTTTCTGGAAACGAACTTTCCACCTCTACCTACTTTTCCACCACTTCCAGTGCTGGCTGACATTCGAGCACCTTTGTACCCTGAAGTCGAAAAACCTGTTCCTCTTTTAACTCAGCTTTTAATTTAAATTGTTAGACATTCTTTTCAATCACTCGACCTAAAGAGTAGGCAATTTGAGCTGCCGTGTACTCTTCACCGTCGTGTAGGTATGTAACAAAATTATCGTCATCGTCAACCAATAGCGAAACTTCAGCTTCTTTTATTTCTACAAGAGCTGAATTTCTATCCGGGTTATACCCAACATAGAATTGGATTGCATCGTATTCGCGTGGTTGAATGATACCGTCAACCTCAACTACAAATCCGTCTGAATCAACCTGGCAATACTTACGCATTGTGTTTGGGCGAATCTCTCTGAATTCTTGAGGCTTGGTACCGGCGATAATTTCATCGAAAAAATTTTGTTTGATAATTAACTGAAGAATTTTCATGTTGCACTTTTTTTTAATTAATAATTTAGTTGCGGGTGAGGTATTCGAAACCCCGACCTCTAGGAAGTTAACCTAGCAAGCTACCACTGCTCCAACCCGCGGTATTTTAATCAACTCTTACAATTGGCTGATTTATGTAGTGAACACAAATAAGCGGTTGACCTAGTAAGTCAACGCCTATTTGATATGTTACTGTTTTATTCATTTATTACTTAACCTTATATTTTTTGGTGCAATTGGCATCCAGTAACAATCTAAGTCCAAATAAACGCACCTACCATATTGAAAAAGTAAATGTGAGTTTGTGAATCCTAATACTTCGTGATTTTCGAATACTGCACCGAAATCATTTGTAAATGTTACTTTGTCGCCAATTTTCAAACCGCTATTTAGTGGGCACTCTTGCAAAAAATCAGCTTTGTTTTTATCTGCCCACTCTTCAAATTCCTGTTTGTGTGTCTTCATATCAAATGCCTTGTTGAAGTTTGATATTCTTTAACCACATGTTAGCAAAAACCGTTTGGTCTGCTTGCATTTTAGGATAATACCCTTTAAACTCGCCATTTTCAATTTTTACACTTTCACGCTCGATACCTAAATTATCTTGTTTGAAATAGTAAGGCACTACCATGCAGCCAAGTGAATCGTTTTTCAATAAAAAGCACATTTCAGGATCTGCCATTAAATCGCCACATTGTTCGTAATAGTGAGCAATTGAAACTAAAGACTGTTTTTCGTTACTTTCCAGGACTTCAACTGAAACCGGCATGAAGCCACCTTTTGCGTTATCAATTTTTATATGACCTTCGTTTGCTTTTGCAAGCTCAACTAACTTATTGAAAGTTGCTGTTGATTGTTTGTTGAGTATTTTCATAAGACAATCAAAAGTTATTTATTTGCATCAGCTCTACATAAATCTCAACTAATTTTTGA